GTAGATCCGTTGACATCCTGGGCCGAAACATCATTTAGCGCCGTGCATGCGACTGAAGTTGTGAGATTGTCATATGCTGTAACGGTGATATCGCTTCTTGCGTCAAGAACATTATATATTTCGCCAATAGTATTGTAGCTTGCATTTGCAAATAACCAATAGGTATTGGTATAATTCCCATCTCTAGTTACCCAAAGTGCTGTTGAATTGATGTCAAGCGTTGCAGCAGTGTATCCCTGAACAGATATATTGAAGTCTTTTACATCATCCAGATCTATTGTGACGGTGCCACTGTTGATAGTGATCTTTGCGGTGTTGCAATCTCCGCCATAATTAACGGTGCAAATGTTAATGGCTGCCATTGCTGGCGATACCATTGCAGCCAAAAATAAGGCCAATAATATTGTTATTGTGATTTTCTTCATCTTATCCCTCCAAAAAAATAAAAGGGATTAATAACCCTCTGCTCTCCAGTATCCGTCCACGCCTGCAGTTGTGACGATTGTCACTGCACTACCATCACAAGGGAAAGTTTCATTTACAGTGCATTGATCAGCAGCAACACTGGATCCACTTGGTGTTAGGGTGATAAACTCACATATTGTAAGTCCAGTATTGATATCCCCTCCAGTTTCGCTACCACTTGCAGTAAATGTCCCCTTTGTGACTATTTTGTCACCGGATTTGCCATAACTTGTTATCGTGCTTGAAAATGCCATTTATCTCATTCCTCTTTCTTTTCCTCTTTCTGTGGAGTACCACGTTTGGCCTTTGGTAAGTTTCCAAGATCAACACCGTCTATTACAGTGAATCCTCCCTTTTCTTTGAACATCTTGATATCTGCTTCATTTTTTACTTCAGCTTCCCTACCTGGAGCATTGAATCTGTATCTAAGGCCCGATACCCCTTCATAACTGTAAAATGTTTCAGGTCCGTTATATCTCACTTTTGTCATCTAATCTCCTCTAAAAAATAAAAAGAGGATTATGCTAATCCTCTAATCTTTCCCTGTCCACCAAATTTGTCGCACCAGATTTCTCCAATCCAGGAGAAGACTCCTTCAGTTCCAAACTTGTTTTGGATAAATGGATCGGATGTTTCAATGTATGTGATTGGCTTCAAGTTTTCAAGTGAGAGATGGTCTAGATCTAGAATGTAAATCCTTGAGATGGTATCTTTGACAACATTGTTGGATCTAATGATGGGTATTCCGTTGAAAGTTGCAACTGGAATTCCGGCTTCCTTACCCCTTACTTTGATACCATTAACGTTGAACTCAACATATGCGTCAGGAGTGTAGACTTCTTTTGGCCTTTCTAGCTTGTTGATTCTTGCAGCGGTATCGTATCCTGTCAAAATGACTTTGTTCTTGCTTGAGTCCCAATATGGCTCACATGCAGCAATTACATCGTCAATCATAGAAAGTGTGAGAGTTCTGTCTGTTTCAGTTCCAGATGATCCACCGTGGGAAACTTGAGCATCGGTCCATGTTGCCCCTGCATCTCTATCAATGGCGTAAACGTCACCTTCATTGCTGCCAAGTTCTGTGTCTGCGACTTCATCATATGATGCAACAATCCTGTCAAGAGGTGTGATAATTGTTCCATCTGTTGCAGCGCCATCAGCGTCTGCAAGTATGTTCCTGTTCAAAGTGTTCTTGAATTCTGCAGCTGTGTAGTTGATGATGTCTACCCATTTGGCAGTATCATCTTTGGCCTCCATGAGTCTTTCAATTTCGGACATGTTTGTTGATCTTGCAACTGTGTGTGGCGAGACTGTTACCTCTGCGAAAGTTGGCTTTTTAGTGTCAGGTATTGCGCCTGTTTCAGTTACATCTCCACCAGTGGTCTGTCCTGCGGCAGTCAGTGCCCTGTAGCCTGACTTTGCCCATGCCCTCTTTGGAAGGAGGGAAAACGCATTTGATTCTAGAACGACCTGAGAGTTTAGCGTTGCGCCAAATAGAATATTTCTAATCCCCGTAGTAGATGTGATAATTGGGGCGTCTTCTTTCTGTATAAGGAAGTTGTCTATCTCCTCATCAAGTTCACTCATGCTCTTTGTTTTCTGGAGGACTTTGACATCAAAGCCAGAATCCTTGAGTGGTTGCCAGTAATAATAATCTAACATTGCCTCATAACTTTTAAAAAATGGTGCTGTCATATTTTTCACCTTAGCTCAATTTTTGCAAGTGTTGCGGTAAGCTCTTCAGTTGTTGGCTCTTTTACCTCAACATCTTTTGACTTCTGGACTGCGGTAAACTCTGCTTTGAGTTCTTCCCTGATTTCGTCCTTCATCTTTGTCATATCGACCGTGATACCTTCGGGCTTTTTTTCTTCAGGTTTCTTGGCCTCTTTTTCGATCTTTGGATCTTCTTCTTTTCTTTCGAACTGCTTTTTCATAAGCTCTGTAAGTTCGTTTATCTTTGCAAAGGTCTCGCCCTTGTATGCCTCAAAATCTGCTTTTGTGAGGAATTCAGGAACGGGAACTTTTTCATCTATCTTTTCAATAGGTTTTTCTTCGGTCATTTTATCATCTCGTTTGATAATTTCAAATTGTGCCGCAGGATTGGCTCCTTTTTGGCAAATTGTAACTGCTGAGAGATTGATATCGGAAACTAATCTCCCACAATACTCTTCTCTAGTGCATGGCCTTGCAGCAAGTATATTTCCTGTTATAGAATAATTCTTGTATTGGCCTTGCTTGATCTTCTTTATCATACGGGTGCAATACTCGGTATCGTCCCATATTTTTGCAAGGACAAAAAGCGCCTCTTTGTTTTCAACTAATCCAGGAT